CCCTGTTTGTAGCCGAGATGATGGGATTTCCACCAGATTGGACGGTATTGCCTTTTCAAAGTGGCGGCAGGAATCGATAAAGGCATATGGCAATGCGATTGTCCCACAAGTAATGTATGAGATATTCCAAGCTATTCAAGAAACTTATAATCAATAATAACCATGGACAATTCAATTTATAAAAAATGCACAGAGTGCGGGCAAACAAAGCATATTTCAGAGTTCAGCAAATCATATCCTAACAGGTGTAAAACTTGTGTAGCAGAACACACGAGACAAATGAGAGCTGCTGAAAAACTTAAAGCTAAAGTAAAGGCTACCGGCGAGGTCATAGATGTTGAACCGTCAGGTACTATGCAGGTTTTATGCGGTTCATTCATAACGAAAGACGGTCGAAGAATGCCCGGAACAGCACTTGAATTTGAAAAAGCCATAGACTGGGAACAACGCAGATACGAGATTGCGAAAGAGATAATGAAAGGATTTTCAGCCAATTCACATAATCAGTGTGTGGATGCAAGTAGCGAAACGTTAGCCCAGTGGAGCATTAGCGGTGCTGATGCTCTTATTGCAGAATTGAAGAAAGGAGGTAAAGGATGAAAGTAATAGTTTCATTCAGTGGTGGCAAAGATAGTCTTGCATCACTTCTTTGGGTGCGTAATAACCTAACAAAAGATTTTATTACAGTATTTTGTGATACAGGTTGGGAACACCCATTGACCTATAAATATATCGAAGAAGTACAGGAACAACTTGGCTTAAATCCCATTACCGTCAAGTCAAAGAAGTTTAACGGTATGGTAGATTTGACAAAAAAGAAATCACGCTGGCCATCCTCGCAACGGAGATTCTGCACATCTGAATTGAAAACCATTCCGATGATTGACTACATACTCGATGAAGTAAACGATGATGTTCTGATTATACAAGGAATACGTGCTGCCGAGAGTGCCAAGCGTGCCGAAATGTCCAAGCAATGTACGTACTTCAAGTATTATGTGCAGCCATACGGTAAGGATAAGAATGGTAAGGACAAGTACCACACCTATCGTCGTAAAGATGTATTGGCATTTCGAAAGAAATATGCTGATGACCTATTGCGTCCGGTATTCGATTGGTCGGCACAACAAGTGATTGACTATATACTTGAAAATGGAATACAGCCTAATCCTCTCTACCGAATGGGCTACAAACGTGTTGGTTGCTTTCCTTGCGTGATGGCTTCACAACAAGACATTTACAATATCAGCGTACAAGAGCCAGAAAGGATAAGCTACATTGCAGGTCTCGAACAACAGTTCAACAGCAGTTTTTTCGGTCCTGATAAAATTTCATCTAAGTATTATAAGGGTGAATATCCTCTAATCAGCGATGTTGTTCGTTATGTACAAAGTAAACGTGCAGGTGGTTCTCTGTTCGACGATGATGTGGCAACAAGTTGTATGAGCTACTATGGGCTTTGTGAATAAAAAAGGAATGGTATGGCAAATATAAAAGACAATAAAAAAGGATTCAAGGTAATCCAAATAAGTAGGAAAGAACTTGTAGAGGAATTAGGACAATATGGTGCAATAGGAATTTGTGACTACTGCAACGAAACTGCATCTACAGGCTATTACATAGCTGTGCTAAATCAATGGTTTTGCCCGAAATGCTATCAAGCATGGTATCATCGCGCTACTTATTATCCGGAAGATGCAAAGGTAGAAAACAGAAATTTTGAATTTTACAAAAATATTTTTGGATTATGACAAAAATAAAACTGAATTGGGCATACGCCAAAGGCGAATTAGATACTGATACATTGAAACTTATTTGCCTACCAGCACGAGGCAAACGCTTATTTGGTGCGGATGAATTGGATGCGGAACTTTGTATAAAGGACGGTATGAATTACCAAATAGCAGAAATCCACTTGGGTGATGTGGAAAGCTCAAATATTCTTTGTGAAGAGATCGCAAGGCGTTGGAATGAGCATGAAGAATGGCACGAATGCAAAGAGGACACGGAAGACGTGCCACCAATTGGAACATATTGCATTTTAAGGGTAGAATATCTATGCTGTAGTAACAAATGGAAAGTAGATTACTTGACAGCTTATTACAATAAATACGGGTGGACGGAAGATTATTTAGACCAAATAACCTGCAACTACAAGGACTACAAGATAACCCATTGGAAACCGATAAACAAACCGAAAGGAGTTGAAGAATGAAAAAAAACATCAAGGAGGCAATAAAGGAACATCTTTATGCAAATGAGTTTGCAGCAGACCCGAACAATCCGGGGTTTGTGGATAGATTTATTGAACACACTAAAGCTGCGGAATGGGGTGCAAACTGGCGCATCAATAGCGTGTGGCATGATGCAAAAGAATGTCCGGAAAGGAAAAGAAATTATCTTGCTCAATGCAAAAATGGTAGATTTAACGTAATCCCTGATTCGATGAATTGGGATAACTTTTACAAAAAAGCAGAAATTATCCGTTGGGCATACATCGAAGATTTACTACCTAATATGGAGGATTAAATCATGAAACCTATATTGAACACTGAAGACATTAGGAAATTAAAGACTGATGAACGCTTAATTGAATGTTCTTGCGGCAAAGTGAATTATTATAGATTCCTATGTTTCCACCCACGAAACACGAATTATGTAATTCTATTGAATCATTGCGAAGAGCCTGAAAGGTTTTTTATTCAAAACCTTATAGACCGGTTCTATACAAATTATACAAGTCGTGATATAATCACTTATCGTAGAGATTACGCCATTAAGAAACTCAAAGAGTTTGAACAAGCGTTGTCTGAATTAGGAGATAAAGATGAGTTATGAGATATACACTTAGAAATCAAGATAAGATTGCTGCTGCATATAGTTCCGAATACTTGAAAGAGCATATAATCGGAAGCCTTGACAGTTATTTCAATGTTCCAAGAAGTCAAGAAGAGGTTGAGGATTTTATTTACAGTTCGTGTGTTTGTTATAGCACAAATCAAGGTAACTACCCAATCATGCAAATTAATGACATTGCAGACGATAATGCCATGTTGGAATTTGCATGGATAGGAACTCAATATGATGTGATTAAACTTGCCTTTTTAGGCAGAATGAAAGGATAAACCAATGAAAAATGTAACGAAACTCGCTAAAAAGTCCGCAGGGCTTAGCCAAAAATGTTCGATTTGTCCACTTATGCAAAGATGCACTTTAGAAATCCATAGAGCTTGTTTTGACAGCTTTGTAGAGGGTTTCAAGAAAGGGACCAGAGCTGCTGAAAAAGAAATAAACAAGAAATTAAAATCGGAACAAATATGAATAAAAAAGAAGTTATACGAACCGCCAAAGCCTTTAAGAAGATTCTGAAAAAAGGTATTCCTCAAACAGTATGGAAATCCAGCTATTGGGATATTCATGGAAAAAGATACACCGCCTATGAAATAGCTGCACGCTTTTTACGGATGAAAGGCTATAACGTGCGAATTGAGATAGGTGATAATACAGAGAATCCCTCTTATTGTTTCGGATACATACGGTTCTATAGGTATGTGGCAATCAGTTTTAACTAATAACAAAAATAAGAGCAATGGAATTTAAATCGCAAATATGTACTACCCATGAGCAGTCAAAAAGATTGCTCGCTTTGGGACTAAAGCCGGAAACGGCTGATATGGTATATCATCATACAAAGAGTAAGGTACCAGCTTTAGAGTGGGAGTTACAAACCAAGCCGCCTACATTGAGAGGTAAGTTTTGGACTCCTCAAAGAATAGCCAAACTTGCATTTCCTTTTCACAAGCATCCTGACGGATCGCCAATGGCCGGAGAAGAAGTATTTGATAGATTGTGGGGTGAGGATGTCCCTGCATGGAGTTTGTGTAGGCTGTTGGAGTTACTTCCGACCGAAATCAGAATAGGAACCAGTGAGAATGTTTTTGGCTTGCATCACGAAACAAGCGATGCTTGGTTACTCTCTTATCCCTATGTGAAATCCTTTGAAACCGCATCACCTGTCGAATCTTGTGTATTGGCTATTGATTGGCTGATTGCCAACGGACACTTTAATAAAGAATACTACAATGAAGAAAATAATGTTCAATGATAAATTTGGCTTAACTCAAGCTGTATTGGAAGGGCGGAAGACTATGACGAGAAGAATAATCA